CAGGGTTCTCTTTAAAGAATTTTGAAATTTTTTCAAGTTGCCATTCTTCCAAATCAAAATATCTTTTTCTCATCCATTTTCTGAGATTTTTTCTATTTGTAATAACCTTTTTAGAATAATTATTAACTTTAAACGTATCGGTGTATTCGCCTAAATCAACATATAATCCATTCTTTTTACGAACCTCATGAACATATGCTTTACCATTCATAAATTTAGAGTTTCCGCCTCCCCATCCAAGTTGCCACCAATATTTTCCACTGACACAAGGTATATCTTCATTGTATGATTTCATAAGTGATTTAAATAAAGCTTTATTATAAGCTCCAATTTCTATATTTTTTTCTGAATCGCCAACCAAATTATAAATTTCAATTGGGGCATATTGTTTCATAAGTTCAAATTCTTCTTCTGTTATTGGTCTGCTAAACCATGTATGACAACCCATTATATTATATCCCTTCTAATTCATTGCTTGTAAACCAATAGCCACCAAATGCGCTTGCTTCATTATACTTTCCATCAATCCTAACAGCGACAAATGTGCCTGTTATTCTTACTACAATTCCATATAGACCAATAATACCGTCTTGACTATATGTACTTTTGTTAGTTGTTATTACTCTAACTCTTTGACTATTATACATTTAATTTAATATTACCTTACTTCTCTAATTTCAACTAAAATTTCTGGGCGAAACGTAGCAAAAGTTTTGTCTAATATTTCATTAAGTTCCCAAAAATTTATTTCAGATTCATCTTCTAAAATAAAATGCAATTCAGCATTAGGATTGTATTTACTTAATTCCTTGATTAATTGTTCAACTGTCATATTTATTACCTCCTGATAATTTTCTTAAAAAATTTACTGTCATTTTGTAATATTTTTTATTGTTTTACCGACTTTTTTACTATCGCCGATTTGAACCCGCGATATTAGAATCAAAATCTAAGGTATTAACCATTTCACCATCCCCCCATTAGTCGGGCGTAGAATTAACTACGCCCTTATTATTAATTACTTATCTGTTACAACTGTGTTGTTAGTTCCAGAAATAGTAACCCAACCAAACTTATTTCTTGCTTCAGCTTCCTTCATTTTTATAAGTTCGTCTGTAATAGAAGAACTTAACTTGCTATTCGCTTCTGCCTGTGCTTCAGCTTCGATCAACTGTGCATCAGCTTTAGCCTGCGCTTCTGCCTTAGTTACTTCTGCATCTGCCTTTGCCTTATTAATAGCTGTCTGATTGTTAATTTCCTGAGTTTCAGCCGCCTGCTGTGCGGTAATCTTTGCATTAATAGCTTCCTGTGTCTTTTCATCTACAGAAATATTAATCAATGATACATTGCTAATTGCAATTCCATAAGGTTCAAACTTCTTATTAAGATAGTCTGTTAATGCCGTATTTACATTTGCTCTTTCAGAACCAAGAATATCTGATACCTTATAATTTGCAACAACTTCCTTAGTCCAAGAAATAATGTTAGGTTTAATAAAGCTATCTCTTACTTCCTTACCAGACTGTCCTCTGAATCTTGTGAATAAATCAGCTACCTTATCAGGACTATATTGATATGTAAATGTAAGATCTATTTGCATAGCCTTACCTTCAGATGAACTTGCTGAAAAGCTGTCATCATCTTTAGAGTCTCCGTCCTTACCAGATGTTAAATAACTCTGTTCAAGACTCACTGAATATAATGTTGTCTTAACAGTCGGTGACTTTAAATGCCAACCCTGTGTGAGAATATCGCCCTTTACGCCACCCGACATACTGTACTGTACGGCGATATAACCGGCAGGTACACGTACTGTTGATATTAATAATAATATTGCCACCGCAACCACAACAATTCCTGTTACTATTCCTCCAATTACTTTCTTCATCTTTTTGTCTCCTTTTCTTCTTTATTATTTATTTCATCTGTCGAAAATACCTTATTTATAACATTGATAACAATCTCACCAATTTTTACAAATAAAGGTGACAGTAGAAACCATAAAATTATTAATCCTATTAGAAATAATATAAAAAACACTGGCATTTAATCATTCTCTCTTTCCGTATTGTTATTGTATCTTTTTTGTTGTTCTCTCATTAATTTAATACAAAGCTCAACCAATCGTTCTTTTGAATATGCATGTAGTTGTTCTCTTAATTCCTGAATTTGTAAATTTTCATTCATTTTATTTATTCTCCTTTAAAATTCTGTATCTCCATTACACATTTTTATTTTTCTCAATCTCCTTTCTCAATTTCACTAATATTTGTGCTATTTATTGTTTTTTCATAGCCCTGTAACAACATTCTCTCCTATTACAACTTTTACTTATACACATTGTAACATCAGACATGGTTTACATTCTCCTTCTTCTTGTTTTCTGTAAATTTTAAGAAATTATCCAAATCTCTCTTCATGTATTTGTAATTAACAATTTGTGATGGACTAAATTCCCTTTTGTTTTTTTGATATCTTCCCAACCACTCCGCAAACTCTTCATCTTTGTCCAAGCGATAAGCATATGCGGTTAATGCAATAAGTGCGGCTGTACAATTCTGATATAAAGTAGAATCAATTCGAACATAAGCATCAACAAACTCCTGGTACTCTTCAATATCTTCTATCTCTATATCATCACCGACAGTTGTTTTAACAAAATCTAATACATCAGGACTACCCGTATTCTGTTCCAACATACCTTCATTTGCTACTTCATTGTTCTCTGTTTTAATTAAAACATTTTCATCTTCTACCTCAGAAGATTCTTCGTCCGTTTCAGAATGAGATTCTTCCTTATTATATGTAGTTTCGTTTTTATCTTCTGTTGCATCTGTTATATGTAAATATTCCTTCATAAGCTGTTCAATCATATCTAACTTAGCATTAACAACCTTCTTATCCTTAGTTCCTTTATTATCATCATAGGTATCAAAACTTTCATTTTCATATTCTGCAAAAGTCTTACTATGTAATGTTCTCTGAAATTCTTCAAGAAAATCAGCAAATCTTATGTCTTCAATTCCAAACTCAGTGAATTTATGAAAAGCTGCAAACCATATGAATGAATTTTTTGCATTAAATAATTGCCCTACTGTATCTTGGTCTATTATTTTATATAATCTATTTAGTTCGCTTTCAAATATTTCAAACTCATCATTTGAAGCATTATCATTAAGGTACAAACTTATCTGTTTTGCTGCTTTTTTCCAGTTGCCAAGATGAAACATTGTCATAATA